TCCAGATATTGCCTCGCGACTAACGAGACATCTGATCGGACTGATGGAACATCCGGATAGGGCACCTCACCATAGCGGTACCCATATAGCGCACGCGGGCCGCGTGCGGGGACTCCTAAAAAGGAGTAGCCCCGAGTGCCTTGCGCAAATTACGCCTGGCAATCAGGACCTCCCAAGCAGCAAAGATCGTGCTACCCAGGATGTCTCCATCGCACGCCTTACCAGGGATATTGTAGAGCGGCCAGGTCTTACCCAGGTCGTTCAACCGTTTCCACTGATCGGCATCCGAAAGGAGAGGCACATCAAATCGAGGAAGCAGAGCCTCTTTGAGCAAACCAGCCTCAATGACAATAGTCTTGTCAACACGAAGCGTTCGCGCAATGATTCTCTGCCACATCCAGCAGTAGCCGCGCTTCAACACGACCTCCACCTCAACTGCAGATTTGACGAGTTTGGACGCACGCGATGACGCCGTGCGCATGTCTTTCACCTTGACATATTTCAGAGCATGTCCGAAATCCACTGTGACCACCCAAAGGTTCATTTCCAGATAGTTGATAATCCAGATACACGAACCCCAGAGCACAAGCGCCCATGGGACGAACCTCATAACCACAGAAGCCTGCGACGCCCACTTGATAAACCATACAAGGGTCGCAAACGCTCCATAGGCCAGAGGGCCCCACCGCTCCTTCAGGACGGCCATCGTCACCAGGACTTGCTGCGAAGTAGTGTATTTTGCGGGGAACGCCCAATGCCAATAATACACTCCGAACGAAGCAAGCCACGCCAGGCCCACAACCACTAAATAAACAGTGGAAGCCAGCCAAGCCCAAGGGAGGACAGTCTGAGGCGGCAGATAGTCCCACTCCGCCAGCTTCCCGCTCAACCAAACGATCAAAGGGGGCAAGAAAGCCGTGAGCGCAATTATCATGGCATACCACACAAATTCATATGGTACCCAATTGCGCTGGCCGTCCGGGAGTATGGACAGCCAAGGATAGTCTCGAGGATCATAAGTTCCATTCACCGCCTGCAATGTCTCCTGGAGGAGCTGCCAAAACCAGACAGACTCAACTCCAACCAACACACATGCGGATCCTAGAATGCGTCCCAAACCGTATCCCACCTGAACTGAGATGATACGGAAGACCGCTGAGATCCAGACCAACCATGAAAGGTTCGGCAGCGAGCGAGGATACGCAAACCGCCAGTGGGGCTCCGAAAAGGGGGGGCTCTCGAGCTCCTCGATGTGATATCGCGGCTCAACAGCC